GCCCGCCCCCGCCCATCTCTGACCCTTTCGGAACGTAGACGCTGCGCTCGCGGAACTCCGCATCGCTCAACCATCCGACAACCCACGCCTCCTCGTACCTAAAGAGCGGAGCCTCCGCCTTCGGGTAGAGAGAGACGAAGACGAACGCCTCCGGGCGTTGGAAGTCAAGACTCTCCTCGGCGACTCCCGCCTGATAGTGCGGCTCCGGGCGAACGCTCCGGGGCTTCGTCTTGACTTCGATCGTCCCGATCCCATCGTGCCGATAGTCATATTCAAACGCCCCGACGTGCTCGAGAAGCTGACCGCCGAGACGATGGAACGCCCGCTCGAACGCGGCTTCTCCGAACGCCCCGGCGACCCTCGCCTCTTTCCCGAGAAAACTCCCCGCCCCTCCTGAGTAGAGAAGCTCGCGCGCCCGTTGACGGATCTCCGAGTCGATCGGGACGAGGTGACCCGCGCTCATCGTGCCTCCTTTCTGAAGACTAAGATCGGCTCATACTTAAAGCCCCCCTTCGTAATGCTTGAGAGCGCGAGCTGAAGCCCGCCTTCTTGAATAAATCCGATATGGTGCGCCAATGCCTCACAATCGAATACGAGCGTTGGATAACTCTTTACGTTCGCGATATTCATTACGAGTCGTCCGCCGGGGATAAGTGCCGAGAAGGCGTTCTCCATCGTCTTACGGAGAAACCCGTCTCGCCACGCGCTCGCCGAGCTGAACCTAATCGCTGACTGAGTAGGCTCGTTCGCGTAAAGTTCCGTGTCGAAATACGGCGGAGAGGTAAAGCATAATGAGACGGACTCCGTGTCGGGGGCGAAATCCTCCGAGCCGATCTCGTGAAGCTCAATCTCCGTCCCGTTTCCGAACTCCTCCGCGATTGATCGGAGCCCGACCATCGTCTTAGCCGACGGATCGCATCCGATATATTTCGTCACGCGATCCGAAGCGATCGCGCCGAGAAGCCTTCCGCCGAAGCCGCACGACATATCCCATACCGCCCCGGAGGCGAAGCGATCGTAGATCGCCGCCGCGGCGGTAGGGCGAAAGTTAGAGACACGCTGAACCCCTGAAGCCGTCCGAATAGCCTTCCGCACATTCGCTGCGCTCATCTCGGGTAGCCCGTTATCGTCCGTCTGGTATCCGCCCCACTTCACGCGGGAAAGAATCGCCTTACGGAAGAGCTCGTCGTCTTCCCATACCTCGATCGGAGTGAGCATCTTCCCGCACCTGATCCCCCAATGATGCGGAAAATAGCTCCATAAAAGCCCGAGGGCGTGAAGCGTCTGTCCGACGATCTCATCTCGGATTAGCCCGGAACGATCGTACGAAACGAAGCTCGTAAAATCATTAATCTTCTCTTCGTCTGAAAGAACGTATTCCGGAAACCCCCTCCCCCGAAGTCGAGAGATAAGGAGATCAATATCCCCCGAGAGCGGAGCCGCCGTCGGTGCGATTCGCCCGCTCACCCGTTCATCTCCCGAAGGAGATCGCCGATCGGGGAGGGCTTACCGCCCCTGACCGGAGACGCCTTCACGACCTCAATCGCCTTCCGCTCCCGATAGCGCGCTGCGCGCTCCGGCTTCGTCGGGTCGATCTGATACTTCCGCCATTGTGCGATATGGATCACGCCGTCGGGATCAACTGCGAGGAGCCCTGAGTCCACGAGCTCGCCGATCGCGCTCCCCACCGTTGGGGAGACGACCGCTGATAAATGCTTCAGGGATTCGAAGTAACCCGGACGATCACTCTCCTTCGCGGCGAGGATGACGGCGACGAACGCCCACCGCACCGCGTCCGAGGAGAGCGTCGCGACCTTCGCGTCCCTCGGCATTCCGACGTCAAACTTCGCCCACGGACGACCCTTCATTGACCCTCCTCCTCTACCTTCCGAAGCTCGGCGAGTGTCGCCGCCCTCTCCTCCGCCCACATTGGATCGCTATAGATCGCGAGGAGTGTCTTTAAGTGCCGAAGATGGCACGGACGACACCTGCGCGATCCTTTCCCGGTGTTGATGATTAGATCTTTAGATCCGCACGAGTCGCACTTCATCGCTTCGTCTCTTGAGCGGCTTCCCATACCTTCGACGGCTTCTCGTCGCACCATCCGCGAGGATAGTTATCGTCCTTCGCTCCGCACGACCAGAACGCGTAAGGCTTACCCGCCTTCGACGTCCCCTCCTTAAACGCCCAATCGCGCCCGTGGACGCGGCACTTACCCGCGGCGAGTTCCATCCCGACCGCTGCGATCGGGTTCGCGGCTACGACGACCGTATCGATCGGCGGGAGTGCGAGATCCGCCACGTCGTCGAATACCTGCGCGGCCCGCTTGGAGAGCACCTCGTCCGCCGAGGCGACTTTCTTCGACGGGAGTCCCGCCGCCACGAGTGCGCGTCCGATCGCCGACGTCTCGGCATTCTCAAGCTCGGCTCCGCGCGTATACGGCGTCGTCCCCGGAATCCCGAGGGCTGAGTGACCCGCGCCCGCCGGGAGCGTCTCCTCCGCCTTTCGGAATACCTCCGCGCGAACGATGACCCGCTTCTCCGTATGCTCAAGAACGCTCGTCACGATACGAGCCGTCGGATACTTCTCGTACCATTCTCGAAGTCGATCCGCGACCTCGACATAGTTGGAAAGATCGAACCCTGCCATTACGCCTCCTCTCCGAGATACTCTCGGATCTTCTTTTCGTTTCCGATCATTCGATCGAAATACGGTATCGCCTGATTACACGGCGCGCATAGAATCCCGCGCACCTTTCCCGTCTCGTGGTCGTGGTCGATATGCGAGCGATGAGCATCCCTGAGAGAGATCGCATCCGCGCAAATAGCACACTTCCCGCCCTGCGCCTTCTCGAGCTCGCGGGCCGCGAATATCGTGAGCCCATATTGCCTAAGACGATTACGAAGACGATCGATCTCGATCTCCTCCGGGCTCATCTTCTCGCGCCGTTTTCGATTAGAGCGCGCAGACGCGGAGGGCATTAGAACCCTCTTTCTTCCCATTACTCCTCCTCCTCTTTCTTCTCGTCGGACATTAAGAGTCCGATCGAGCATCCCTCAAATCCCGCCTCGGGATTCGGTTTTCTCCATTCGCACGATCCGCAAAATGACGTCGTAAACCCGACCGCATCCTGCGACCCGCGCGAGACGACGGATCTCGTCGTCTTGACGTACTCTTCCGCGAGTAAGAGGTGACCGATCGTCGCCTCGCCCGTGAGGAGCTGATACCTCGGCTTCGCCGTTCGCGTGAACGTGAGGTAGCCGAGATCCGGTAATTCGCCGCGTGAGTGGATCGACCATAGCCACGCATAGAAACTCATCTCCGCACCCTTGAGATCCTTCTCGGACTTCGCGCGCTTGGAGGCCTTCAGATCGAGGATGAGCGTTCGTCCGTTCGCCCGCGTCTTTCCCGAGATAATGAAGTCGGGCGTCCCGATAAGATCCCCCGCCTTGAGACTCTCGCCGTCCAATCCCTGAAGGAGTGAGCCGTGGAAGTCGATAAGCCCCGGCTCGAGCACGTCGTAGGTAAAGAGCTTGACGGCGTTAAGGAGCTGAAGCTCGAAGAGTTGGAAGTCGATTCCCTCCTCGTGCCTCTTTCCCATTACCGCCGTCATCCCTTCCGCCACGGCGTCCGCCTCCGTCCACTTTAGGTTTTCCCTGATCTGGTACGCGATGAAGAGGATCGCCTCGTCAAGAGCTGAACCGAAGAGCACCCGCTCCGGGGCGATCATCGGAATACGGCTCCCATCGGGGAGGCGTACCGTCTCGGCGAAGTAGCCCTTTCGGTTGCATAGCGCCGTTGACGTAACGAGGCTCTTTGAGATCCCGACCCGCTTCGGATCGATCGCCTTCGAGATCGGCGTCGGGCTCACGAATTCACCGCCCGGATAAGCGCCACGATGGCGATGATCCAGAGTGATATCGCGATCGTCATCGCCGCACGTTGACGAGTTGCAACCCTCTCTCCGCGGATAAGACGCTCGCGAGATAGCGGCCTGAAATCCTGATAGACCTTCGGTGACTCCTCACGATTGAGCTTCATTTTTCCCTCCCTTTCTCTCCTTCTTCGCCCACCCCTCGCCTTTAAAGACGAGAGAGGTTCGCGGGATTTCCCGCTCCATCCAATACCCGCACTCGCATTTGATCAATCGGTCGTCCGTGATCGACTGACTAATCTCTCGGGTCGCCTTACACCGCGCACACCGATAGTCGTAGTACGGACTCATTCGCCCACCTCCACGAAATACTCCGCGCCGGGGCGATGCTGAGGGAGAAAGTACGAGTGGCACGGAGCCCGAAGGCTATCCCCGAACCCGAACTCCTTACGGAGCCCGTCGTAACGCTGCGCCCATTCCGAACCGCTTACCGCTTCGGGGAGTCTGACGACGATATGGAATCGCTCCTCCTCCGCCGAGTGCGAGAAAGTCGAATAGGCGATCCACTCTTTCCCCGCGAGCTTCTCCTTCGCCGTGGCGTACGCCGTCCCGCCGTCGACGTCCACGACGAGCGCATTCACGGCGACGACCGCAGCATTCTTCCGCGTCCCACCGTCGGCGAGCGTAACCGGGCTCCACATCGGCGCGCGCTCCTTGTCGCCATTCTCGCGATGCTCAGAGAGGATCTTCTTCAGATCGTCCCACGATGCGATCTCGCGATCGGGCTTCGTTCCGTAAAGACTTGGATACGTGACGGCGATCATCGCATCGACCCCGCGGCGAGGATGAGAATCAACCCCGCGATGAAGAGTAAAACTGTTGCCACCTCGGCGATAACTGTTAGCGCCTTATTCATTTTCCCCCTCCTTCTCTTTCTTCTCGCCTTCGCGACCCCACTCGTAGCACGGGCGCATCCGCCCGGACTCAATACGCTTTCGATACTTACCGCACGTCGGGCAATCGCCGACCTGATCCCCGTCGTCCGGGGCGCGGAGCTTCTTCTCCTCAATCATTGGATGACCTCCTTCGTCGCCGCCTTACGCGCGCCGCGCATTACCTCGGCAAGCGTCGGAGCTGCGCCCGTCTTGCCGAAAACGATAATCCCGTCGCCGTCATCAAATAAGACGACCCATCGTTTCGTCCCGGCGACGCGCCCGATCGCCGTATCTGCGGAAAGTTCGCGTCCGTCGACTAACTCGTTGAGCGTCGCAATGATCTCCTTCGGAAGATTCGCGTTATCGTGCGGGAGATATGCAAGCGGCTTCATCGGGCCACCTCTTCCATCGCATTAACGGGAGAGTTAAAGATGGTACGGAAGTCGAAGTCAACACACGCCGCCGCGCCACACTTACCGCATTCGTAATGAGTTGATTCGCATTCCGCCGGCACGACGTCGAACCCTGAGTCCATTACGTCATTACCGCACGAGCACTTGAGCGCCTCCGAGGTTCGTGATTCGAAGCTGATCTGACCCTTAGTCATTTTAGCCTCCTCTTTTTTTCACGGGGTAAGTCCCCGATCTACCCTCACGGTACACCCGTACCCGATGGGCGTCAAGCCCCCGTCTCACTATTCATAATGAATATCTTTCATCCATAGTCTCGCCCTGAGCACGGAGGAGGAGCCCCCATAGAATCGCCGTAGAGGGCGATTTGCGGCTCGTGGAGAGGCGATAGAGCGGGAATAGGGTCGGAATACCCCCGAAACGCCCTACGGGCTCCGTGAGAGAGAGATAGGGCCGCCGCCCGGGGGAGGCTTCCGAGCGGCGGCTGACCCCGATTCTACGGGGTCGGATCGCCTAAACGGATCAGGTACTCCGCGGAGATCCCCGAACGGGATTGGAAGAGTAACCATTGAGCGGGCTCCCCTGAAGCTGCTAACCATTCTTGAGCGTACGTGTTGGAGGATTCGATCGAACCAGCCGCCCACGCCGTCAACTTTCCGTCCGCTGCGACGAGTCGCGCCGGTGTATGCCAATGCCCGAACGCGGCGTAATCGAAACGATCGATCGAGAGATTCCATCCTCCGAGTTTCTTATTGAGTGAGTAGAACGGAAACCCCATTGAGGCTTTTAGTTGGTCACCGTGAAAGAGAAACCATTTCTTCGTCACGCCGCCGACGGTAATCGGAACGATCTCGTTCCAATGCCGCTCGCCCTGCGTGAAAGATTCTTTCCACGTAATGCGTTTCTCGTCGCGGACGAGCATCGCCGCAGTTTTATACGCGATCGCGTCGGCGTTAGATTCGGGACGCGACGTCCCCCATCTTCCGATCCGTCCGTGATTCCCGATTACTCCCGAGACTTTCACGATCTCGAAGTGCGACGCGAGCGATCGCATCAATCCCGCGAGCATTTCCGCCGTTGAGAAAATCTGCCCGTAAAGTCCCGAGTCGATTAAGTGCGCCTGACCCGGGAAGATGTCCTCGCCTTCGACGAGATCCCCCAATAGAAAGACGTTGACTTCACGGACGGGATGATCCGTCCGCTGAATCGTCACGAGCTCCTCAACCTTCTTCGCGAGAAGTTTCACCCGCTGCGCTGCGATCTCCGTCGAATAGTCGGGCGTGATCTTTCCGACCTGCCAATCGCCAAGAAAGAGAATCGCCGCCTCTTCGGATTTCTTTCGCTTATCGGGCTTCGGTGCGGGAACGGGCTTAATCGTCATCCCCGCTGCTGCGTCCCGCGCCGCCCGGTAGACGGCTTCGATGTATTCATCCTCCGATCGTCGGATCTTTTCCAACTGCCGAAGGACGCGGTTATGGGCCGCCTTTAGTTCGTCATATGCCGCGGCATCTTTCGCCGCTTCTAGCGCCTTCTCTAAATCCGTCATCGTCCCGACCTCCCGCATAGACAATCCTTACGGCGATGGCGATCAATGGATGCCCGATGGATATCCACGCCGTATGCGGCGGCGACCGCTTGAGAGATCGCGAGCCCGGGCGTTCGGTTGACGCCGTGATCGTCAATCACTTTCTTTAGGGCTGCGAGCTCGCCATCCGGGAGCGATTCATAGAGCGCGGCGATTGAGCACCGCGATCCCTTGCGAGTAGACGGAATCTTCGCGAGCGCCTCTTCCAACTTCGACATAGATCCTCCCCGTATTCTGCTCGGCGTTTCCCGAGTCTACGGCGAGTCTAACTTAGTGGAGAGGTAGAAGTCTACTTAGACTCCAACCGAAGGCGGAGCACCGCCGCCTCGACGGCGTTCTCGAGCTGCTCCACGTCAAGGGTAATCCCACGCTTGAGGGCTTCCGCTTGGACGAGCGCCACGGCGGCATCCTTCTTGACCTGACCCTCTTCGGAGGCGAGCGTCTGCTCAACGGAGGCGACGACGCTCGCGGCGACCTTCTCGATCATCGCGTAGGCTTCCGCATTCGTCTTCGCCTTCAGATAGGCGACGACCTGTTTCGCGAGGTAGCCGACCGCGCCGATCGCGACCGGGATGAGCGCCATTAGTGCGGCGTTGACGAGATCCGAGACGAACTGATCCGACATAGATCCTCCTTACTTCTTGACGATTAAGACGCGCGACTTCGGCGCGTCCCCTTTAGACGATGCGATCGCCTTTACCTGAGCTTCGGTAATCGGGACGGCGTAGACTTCGTCGCCATCTCCGCTCATCGTAGGGCACGCGAACTGCCATCCGAGATCTTCATCCCACGCGATCGCGATCATATGACCGTAGCCGTTGGCGGCGGGATTCTTCTTGACGAGCTTCCGATGCCACGCGCTCATCTTCACGCCGTTAAAGAACGGAGCCTTTCCGTTCGCCACGTTGACGATGAGCGCCGCCCCCTTCTTTCCTTGCGCGATCACTTCGTCCCACGTCTCGGGGAGGTGACCCTTCGCGCCGAGCACCTTTACCGTCTTAAGGAGATCCCATAGAGAGGAGCCGTTATCGGAGACGCCCTGAATATCATCGCGCCCCGTAGCCGCCGCCTTCGCGACGATCCCCTCCTTCGCTGAGATCTCGCGATCCAATACCCACGAAGCGGCGCACGCCGCGGAGGATGGGCCACAATCGTCAAGGATGCTGTTTTGGCGAGCCTCTTTATCCACCTTCACTTGAGAGCGGATAACGAGCCGGCGCATTATTTCCCCTGCGCCTGAAGCCACGAGAGGAGCGCGCCGAGTCCACCGATTCCCAAGAGCCCTCCGATTCCCTTCAGGACGGATAGCCCGCCGCGCATCGAATCGATCTCGGACTTAAGTTCGTCAATCTTCTTCTCTTGACGATCGAGACGCTCAAGGATGAGTCGGACTTCGCTCGTGCTCATTCGGGGAGAATCTCCTCGATAACTTCGATCGGCGCGTCTACGACAATCGGTTCAGGCTCCGGGGTCGGAGGCGGCGAGAAGACGCCGCTATCTGAATCATACGAGCCGCCAATCCATACGGTGCGATCATCGTCCACGATTACGAAAGACTCCGCGCCGAAGAGCGCGCGCTGATCCGCGAGGAATCGTGCGAGCTGATTCTCGTCAAGCGATCCCGTAATAGATTGGACGACGATTCCGTCCGCATTAATGAAGGCGTAAATCATCGCTTCATCCTTAAGCCACGTACGCCACTACGAGCCACCCGGACGAGGCCGAGCCTCCAACGCCCGACTGAATCCACATATTAGATCCTGCGTTCGCGGTCGTCGAGACATACGTGACTGCGCCGCCGCCTCCGCCGCCTCCACCTGAAGCTGAGCCGCCCGCTCCGCCTGCGCCCGCGACGTATCCGGTCGCCGCGGTCGTCCCCGCGAGAGCTGATCCTGCGACTCCGCCGCCACCTCCGCCTCCTCCACCTGCGCCACCTGCTGCGGCATTACCAGAGAAATGGTTCGCTCCGGGCGCTCCCTTAGCGGAGGCTCCGCCGCCACCTCCGCCGCCAAGAGACGCTGCTCCACCTGCTCCTAAGGTTCCGATAGATGCCGTCGTCGTTCCGACTGCGCTACCTCCGCTCGCTCCAGCGCTAATCGTGAAGTTGACGTAAGGGAATACGGTCGATGCTGAATAGACTCCCGATCCTCCCGCCGTTGCGGCCGCTGGGAGCGCGGGAGAAGGACTCGCATTTGTCGTGCCGATCGCTCCCGGTGCGCCACCCGCGCCACCTGTTGCGACGACCGCACCGAAATAGGTTGATGCCGCCGTCCCACCCGCGCCACCAGAACCCGTCATCGTTACCGTCTGGTTTTCTTGTGCTGTCCCGCCTGATCCCCCCGCCCCGCCGCCGAGAGAGATAATCGTTCCGAGAGTAGTCGCGCCACCCGCCGCACCTGCGCCGCCGTCGCGCCTCGCCGCCGCGGTTGCGAGAGCTGCGAAGCCCGCTGTTCCCCCCGCGCCGCCCGCCCCGATGCCAACCGAGTACGAGGTCGTCCCGCCGACGTAAAGATCTCGGATGACCGCGAAGGCTCCCGCGCCTCCGCCGCCGCCGCCGAGCGCACTCTGAGTTCCGGAGAACGTAAGCCTAAAGCTCGCTCCACCGCCGCCGCCGCCTCCGCCCGCGCCCTGTCCGACGACGGCGAGCGCATACTGAACGCCCGTCGGAACTGTCCACGTGCTAGATGACGTGAATCGTTCGGCGACGATGAATGATCCGCCGCCTCCGACTGAAGTATTAAGAAGCGCGGACTTAATCGTGACGCTCGTCGCGCTCGTGACTGCCGCCGTCGTCGTCATTACGAACGCGAGATCAACATAAACCGCGGCGGCGTTAATCGCGGTTCCGCCCGTCGTCGTCGTCCCCGACATACTTGTCCACGTCGTATTGTCGTAAATCGTCGCGACCGTTCCCGAATGAAGAAGCGCGTCGTTATGGTCGTAATACGACGCGGTTAGTTTCATATTCCATTGACTCGTCCCGGCGTACGTCCCAACCTTCGAGACGACGGCGAGCGCCTTTTGACGAAGTGCGAGGTTATCGTCATTGACGAGAAATGATCGCGTCGTGAAGGTGAGGGTCGAACCTGTAGCCGCCGTACCCGGCGAGAGGTTCACGCCCCACGTCCCCGTCGTCGTGTCGTAAATCGCGCTCCCGCTCATCTGCCCGCTGCTATCTTCGGCGAGATCCCAATATGGAAGAGGGTTATTCGAACTGATCGCCGCGGAAGTATCCGTAGGCGTGAGCTGAAATGTCGCGTTCGGTAGTCCAAAAAGAGATTGAACGAGCGGAGCGTAGCCGAGCGGGGACGCGCCGAAGGTCGTATCCGTAGAAATGATCGGGTTTCCCTGAGCGTCTACCGTCTGCGAGAGGTTCTGAGAGATCATCCCTCTAGTGCTACCGAACTGCGCCACGGCTCCTCCTACCTCTTCAAATTCGCCACGAGCGCGGCGAGATCACTTGGATTTCGTCGATTAAGTGTAAGGGAATAGTTCGCCAAATATGACCCCGGCTCGAAGGCGAGTGATACCTGTTCAACCCTGAAGAGGCCCGAGATCCCGAGCCCGCTCGATACCACTTCGCAAAACTGACCCGGAGCCCATCGCGAGACGAGCGTAAAGCCGTAGCCGCTCGCCGCGCTCACCGTACCAGCGCCCGCCGTACCCGCCGCCGTGTAGGTAAACGTCGTCGTATTCGTAACCGTAATCACGAACGTTCCGTTCATCGTCGTACCCGACGCCCCCGTGATCCCTGAGATCACGACCGTATTACCCGTCGTGAGTCCGTGCGCCGCCGCCGTTACGATGGTTACGGTTGAGCCCGTGCGATTCGCGGAAGAGATCGTTCCGAGGGAGACTTGAGCGTATCCACCTCCGAAGCCGTAGAGGTTATGCGCCACCGTCCCCGCCCCGCGAAGCTGGCACGAGATAGTTAGCATTTGTTTATGACGCTCAATGAAATAAGCGCCCGCCGCGCGCGTAATCTGCGCTCCCTGATTTGATGCCGCTCCGGGGAAATCGACTACCTCGTCGAAGACGGGAGCCCCCGCTCGCGTCGCGAAGGCGGTCGCTCCGTCTTCATCCTTAATATCCGTATAGGCGAAAACGGTTGTAAGTGGAATCCCTCCCGTCGCACTCGGGAGCGTAAACTGCGCGTTCTTCGTCGTGTCGTGATCGTACGTTACGGATAGCGCGTAAGGATTGATCGTCGCCTGACCTGTTGTCGTATCGGGAGAGCCGAGAGCGTCCGTCGTGATCTTGAGGGGAGCGTTCGCGTAGAGCGGTTGAGCCGCTGCGTTAACGAGCTCATATCGAAGCGTCCCATCGAGTCCGACGTAATACCTGCGCTCGGCGAGATCGTAGCCGCTGAAATTCTCGATCACCGTATCAAGCGCCGCACGAAGAGAGCACGAGGCGAACTGAATCGCACTCGGGCTCCCCGCTACCGTTCCGCCCGTAATCCCTGAAGTCGTGGACGTTGATACCACCCGCTGAAGTGGATAGTCCGCAGACTTATATTGATTGACGATTCCAAGAAGTGTCGTGACCGCCTGAGTTTCCGTAAGTCCACCAGCGATCGTATTCGTCACTTGTCCCGGTTGAGCATTAGCGTCAATCGCGATCCCTCCACCTGTTGTGATTTTCGTAGTCCCAGCTCCCCACGTATACCCCGTGAGCGGTCGCGCAAGCTTGACTTTAAAAGATGAATCGCTTACGCGGATTACGTCCGACCCTGAAAACGTCTGTCGCCGAAGACGAAGAGAAACGGTCGCCGTGTCCGTCCACGGCCCCGTGAGTGCGAGAGAATTTCCGATCGTCACGGTGTCGCCATTATTAACGAATGGATAGTTCGCTGTCCCAGAAGCCGTGAACTTTACATAGTCATTAGAGGTTCCGTCTCTCCCGAAGGTACACGTTACGGATAGCGGAGCCGTACCGTTCGCGCCTGTATTCGCGATACTAAAAGTGCGCGCTCCGGGCGAAGAGAGCACGGCTCCCGTAACGTTAAATCCGGGCGTAGCCGTTCCGCCTCCGAGCACTCCCGAAATCTTGACGACCTGACCCGCGACGAATCCGTGATCCACCGTTGTCGTATAGGTAGAGACATTTGAGTTGCGCGACGCTGCCGAAATCCTACGCGCCGAAGATGCCTTTCCGAAGACGGCGACCCTATCGAGAATCGTATTCGCGTCTCCCACATCAACGTCTGCGATTGAACCCTGACCCGAATCCGTGAGGCGTGAAGTAATCCCCGCGACGACGCCAAGAAAGAGCACGTCCGACGAGGTAGACGAAGGCGTAGATCCCGTCGTCTTATTAATAAGGCGAATCCTCGCGTTATCGGGAATCAACTCGAACCACGGGCCGACCGCGGGTGTTACTTCTTGGAGCACGGAGAAGCTCATCGTCGAGCCCGTCCCGTCGCCGTTGGAACTTAGGTTCACACTCTCGAGCTCAATCACGAGCGCGCCTTGACGGTTCGCCCCCGTGGAATAGTTCGTCTGAGGGTTGAGAAGATCGTAAGAAATGACGCCCGTCGTGACGGTCGCCGTCCCTGCGACGGTTCCGCTTACATAGGTAAACGCCGTCCCCGACGGAACGGTCGCCACCTGCGCGACGGTATTAAATGCCGTCCCTGCTCCCGTGAGTCCTGCGATCTGAACGTACGCCCCCGGCGTGATCCCGTGAGAGGTTGCGGTCGTGACTGTTATCGTCCCTGCGACTCCGATCGCGGAGGCGGGAGGGATGAGATCGATAAAGAGTTGGTAGGGAGCCGTCCCCGCCATTAGGTATTTCTCCCGCCTGTACGAGTCGCGCTAACGGCTCGCGCCCCCGCGCCGATCTGCGTATTAATCGAAGAGGTAGCGTCGCGCCCGAACGTAATATCGTTACGGATGACGTAGCCGCCGCCTACGCCGTCCCTGCCGCCTCCGCTCGTCACCGTCGCCGGGGTGAATGCGGGCGTATTACTTCCGAGCCCAAACGCGCCGCCGATCGCGCCCGCCGCGCCGCCGACGACTCCTGCGATCGCCTTAATCAAGAAGCCGATCGGGGAGTCCATAATCACTTTCCCGAGTTTAATCACGAAGTCAATCGCGGTCGCGATCGCTCCGCCAATATTTCCGAGGATGCTGAGAAGGACGGAGAAGACTCCCCCGATCGCGGTAACGGCGATCGCGAGTGGGCCTGTACCGTCACCCCATAGGATGCCGACGAACTCCATTACCTTTCCAATAAGTTTCCCGATCCCATCCAAGAACTTCCCAAATGCGGGGATGAGGTCGTCAAGGATCGGCCCAACCACTTTCGCGATGGAATCGGTAACGCCGCCCGGAGCGGTGAGGTTCTGAACGAATCCAACGACCGCCGGGATGAGCGTCCCGAAGATAAACTCTCCAACGGAGACAAGCACGGGGATTAGATTCGAGACGAAGCCCGCGACCGTCTCAATAACGGAAGAGATAAGTCCGCGGTTAGTATCGATAAAGGACTTAATCCCGTCAACGACTGAGAGGATGACGGGGAGCGCCTTGTCGTTAAATACTTTAAGGAGATCATTAACGATCGGGAGGAGAGACTGCCCGATAGACTCTCCCGCCTCTTGGAGCTGAATCGTAAGAGCCTCGATACCTCCCGCGGTAGTCTGCGTGTACGCCTTCGCCGAGCCACCGAATTTCTTCGTTACCGCGTCGAGCGCGGCTTGACCCTTCGTTCCCTTCTCAAGCGCGACGCCCATTCGGGAGAGCCCCGTCGTATTCCCGTCGTAGGCGCGCCCGACAAGGAGCGTCGCCTTCTCGAGAGAGATATTCTTCGCTCGTGCGAGATCCTGCGATACGGCGAGGATCTTCTGCGCCTTCGTAAAGTTATTTGTAAACTGCGTCGCGGTTGAGAGCCCTTCACGCACGGCGTCATCGGTGAATGCGAGCTTCGCGCCCGCCTTAATGGAATCTTCCGTCGCCTTAAGATTCTCCGTCGTCGCGAGCCCGCGCGCCTTTAGGACGGCGTTTAGTTTCGCTTGGGCCTTCTCATCGTCAATCGCGTCCTTCGTAAACTTCGCGAGAGCCGCCCCT